CGCAAGCTAGCTCGTATCTTCCACAAGCGGAACATCGAAGAAGAGCGTGCGGAACAGGAAGAAATCAACTCCACCTATGACGCGGTGACGAAATGAACCAATACGATAGCAGATACCCTAATGCGCCTCCCGCTCAGTACGGTCCTGCGGTGTATGACGAACGTGATCAGGCGTGCGAAGCCGTACAGGAATCCTTCACGAATCAGATCACCAATCGACTTGATCAGGCATTGAAAGTCAGCGGACAACTGACCGAAGCTATCGGTATGAGAGCAGACAGTCTCTTCGGTCCAGAACAGAAGAACACACTGAGCAACGAAAAGGTTCCACCACCCATGCTAGATCGTGGCGTGATGGATCGTATCTCTCGCCAGTCAAGAGAGTTGTTGGTTGCTCTGGAAGCAATAGAACGACAGTTCCGCCGCTTCAATCAACTATAACGGCACCCTAGGTTAAGTAGGGTTAAGGGTGTCCTCTCTTGAAAACCGGCAATGACGACACTCCCGTTATCAGTGACTATACCTTCCATGTCTTCGGACTAATAGAAGCGCGTGGATTACAGTTCGCAATCCCTCCCCTCTGGCGACCCCTCTACCGTGAATACCTCAAAATCAAAAAGCGCAAAGCGAAAGAAGGCTCATACCGCGACGACTTCGGAAAGTCATCTTGACTATCGCCACTCAAGAGAGTATTATGGTGTAGTCAAGCGTGGTAAGATTGAGGAGTTCGAACCGGGAAATCCCATCGTTTACAAGCTAGATGAAATTGAATACTTGCGCCGCGACTATCCGCGTGCGAAGGTTGTGAAAATTAGACTGACCGCAACGGTTGTCTCTGAGGTTATACTATGAGTTCGCTATGGGTTGAGAAGTATCGTCCGAAGACGATTGAAGAGTGCGTCCTTCCTGAACGCTTGAAGACCATCTTTCAGGAGTTCGTAGACAAGGGTGAGTTCCCTCACCTGATTCTCGCAGGCACCGCAGGCACCGGCAAGACCACCGTGGCAAAGGCTCTGTGCGAGCAGTTGGGGATGGACTACCTGTTCCTCAACGGTTCCGATGAAAACGGCATCGACACCTTCCGCATGAAGATCAAGGGTTACGCATCGTCCATGTCTCTCATGGGCGGCAAGAAAGCCATTATCATTGACGAAGCTGATTACCTGAATGCGAATTCGGTACAGCCTGCGTTGCGTGGCGCATTAGAAGAGTTCGAAGACAACTGCCGATTCATCTTCACCTGTAATCACAAGAACCGTATCATCCCCGAGATTCACTCTCGCTGTACGGTCATCGACTATCGCTTAAAGCCAGAAGAGAAGCCGAAGATGGCGCGTGACTTCATGCGCATCATCGACCACATCCTCAAGACAGAGGAAGTTTCATTCGACCTCAAGGTTCTGCCCGACTTCATCATGAAGTTCTTTCCTGACTTCCGCAAGACGATCAACGAGCTACAGACCTATGCGAACCGTGGCACAGTAGACGCAGGCATTCTTTCGGTATCGTCCGACGTATCCCTGAAAGAACTGGTCGCGTCCCTCAAGGATCGCAACTTCCGTTCGATGCGTCAGTGGGTTGCTCAGAACGGTAACGACGATGCTGCGCGACTGTATCGCCGCATCTACGATCACCTGTACGAGATTCTCAAGAAAGAGAGCATCCCGCCTGCGGTCATCATCCTCGCGAAGTACCAGTATCAGGCTGCGTTTGTGGCTGATCAGGAATTGAACCTGACGGCGTGCCTCACTGAAATGATGGCTGAGTGTGAGTTTGCGTAATGATCATCAGGGATGTATATTCACATAAGGATGGTGAATCCTTTATTTGGAAGAATCATCCAACAGAGTATGCAGAAATCATTTCCGCAATTCGCAACCTCAACGTGGAGACAGTCTTCAAGAAAAAGACTCTAGAGAAGACCAAAGATGGTACTCTCTTCTGTCCGAAGTTGCTGAATGAAGGTATCAGGAACCATCTATATCCGCTAGGGTGGGATAACAACAGACGCAGAATCAAACACTCAAGAAAGGAATTCCGTGAGGTTGATGGACTAAAGAACGGCGTCGGGTTGGAAATCCAGTTTGGTAAGTACGCCTTTATGGGTTATGATATCCTGTTGAAGATGCCACTGTTCTATAAGATGGGTTTGATTGACTGTGGTGTTGAGGTTGTTGCCATGCCCTCTGTCTCTAAATTCATGAGTACCGGTGTTGGAACTTTTGCTCAGATTACAACCGACCTAGCGGCACGCGGAGTCTCTGATTTGGATATACCGACAATCATAATTGGTATAGACTGTAAGAATATTGAGTGGGAATCTATCGGAGTTCGACGCTAATGGCTGACCTATTCTGCCTATATAATGGTATGAAGAAACATATCCATCATATCGTTCCAAAACATGCGGGTGGCACCGATGACCCCTCTAACCTAGTTGAGTTGAGTGTAGAGGAACATGCGGCTGCGCACCTTGCGTTGTATGAAAAGTATGGGCGGTGGCAAGATAAGGTCGCTGCTGATTTGCTTTCTATGGGCGAAACAAATGAAGCGTGGCAAGCGTGGAGCGAAGCCAGAAGAAAGCGTAATGAAGGTAAGCGGCGCGGCGAGAAGCGAAGCGAAGAAACAAAACGCAAGATGCGAGAAGCGTGGAAGCGAAGAGAAGTGAAGGGTGTTCCACACACCGAAGAAGCGAAAAAGAAAATCGGTGAAGCCTCGCGCAACAGAAGTGTAGAGACTAGAAAGAAATTATCGGAAGCCGCGTGCGAACAGTGGCAGAGACAAAAATCATGAGCGATTTGTTCAAAGAGATTCTTCCGTCGATTCTGTCCACGAAGCAGCACTGTCTTCACACGGAGCAGGATGAACGGCAATACCCGCATTTCGTTGTAGGACGCGCCCTGTCGCAGTTCCCCGACACGGTGTTCTACGCCAATGCGGTCAACTACTACCCATCGCTCGACAACAGACTCAAATACGACTTTCTACTAAATACTGTTAAGCCTTACCGTCGCCCGTTTCAGAAATGGGCTAAGAAGGTAGAGACAGTTGATTTGGCGGTCGTAAAAGAATACTATGGATACTCAGACGCAAAGGCTCTAGAGGCTCTTCGGGTTCTCACCACTGAACAGGTCAACTCACTAAAGCTAGAATTAGAAAAAGGTGAGTAATCATGAGCATCGAAAAGCTTGTCGAAGTCCTTCTCGCAGAGAAGAACGACTTCTTGAAAGTCCGCGAAACCCTGACCCGTATTGGGGTCGCAGCCAAGAATCAGAACGTCCTCTACCAGTCCTGCCACATTCTCCACAAGCAGGGAAAGTATTACATCGTCCACTTCAAGGAACTCTTTGAGCTAGACGGCAAGCCTGCGTCCATTTCCGAGAACGACATTGCTCGCCGGAACACCATTGCGAACCTGATGGCAGAATGGGGACTCTGTAAGCTTGTCGATGCGCCGAAGTCTGCGGACCCTGTTGCGCCTCTTAGCCAAATCAAGATTCTTCCCCACAAGGACAAGGCTGACTGGCAGCTAGTCGCGAAGTACAATATCGGCAAGAAACGAGCCGATGATTCCCGTCCACAATATCTGGACAATCCAACTCACGAATGACGAGAGGCTATATTATGAAATCTGTGGTAATCCAACTCTTCCGACTTTCCGATGAAGTTCCTGTTCCTGCGTATGGTACGTCCATGGCAGCGTGTTTCGACTTGTCCTTTCAACCGACAGGTCGATTCTCCATTCAGGGCTACGACAAGTACAACAATTCCTGTGATCGCATGAGCTACACCGGCTCAGTAGAGATTCAGCCACAGGATCGTATTCTTGTGCCGACCGGTCTGGTCATGAAGATTCGCAGCGACTTCACCGACGATGTAATGGCTACCTACTCCATTCGCCTACACGCACGATCCGGCATGTCGCTCAAGCAGGGATTAGTCCTAGCGAATGCGGAAGGTGTGATCGACGTAGACTACCAGAAAGAAATCTTTGTCATGCTAACCAACATTAGTGCTATGCCTGTGACCATCAAGACTGGCGACCGTATTGCGCAAGCCGAAGTGGTACGTCAGTGTCCCGCCCATTTCCAATTAGTCTCAGAACAACCGAAAGGCTATTCAGAGCGCGACGGCGGGTTTGGTTCGACTGGACATTCCTGATCGAATGTGTTATCATATAGCCTGTGATTTTATTGGATAACTCTAATATGGATTGGGATACTTACTTCATGAAGCAAGCCGAGTTGGTGGCTTCCAAGTCTAAGGACGATTCAACTAAGGTTGGCGCAGTCCTAGTCCGAAACAACAACGCATTCTCCACTGGCTACAATGGCTTTCCGCGTGGCGTGGACGACAACATTCCAGAACGGCACGAACGTCCTGCGAAGTACGATTGGACGGTTCACTCCGAATTGAATTGCTTGCTGAATGCCGGTCGCGAAGGATTCTCCACCTACGGTACAACCATGTACGTCACCCTCTGCCCATGTAAGGGCTGCGCAGCCGCTATCGTCCAAGCCGGTGTGAAGCGAGTGGTGTATCTGTCCGACGACAATCCGCGCTTTGACTTCACCCTTGCCAAGCAAATCATGAAAGAGGGTAAAGTCCTCTATGAGAAGTTTGGCGAACCCTACGTTCCAATGTGGCATCCGGTATGATCGTCTTCAAGAAGACCTATGATGGAGAATCCATTTACGACCTAGAGCGCGACATTGCGGAGAGCATTGACGAACGATTCAATGA